ACCCTAGAGATAACAACACCATTACCAATCCTAGTTAAGTTCATTGAAGGATAACCTAAAAGTAGTAGAGATACCCATAGAGTATAAACGCTTGTTTGATACTGACTGGCGTGAAGCTGCTGTCTATGGAGGAAGGTTCTCTTTAAAGTCTCACACAGTAGCAAGATACTTATTGATACAGGCTCGTTTACAGAAGACACGAATAGCGTGCTTCCGAGAGTTTCAAAGCTCTATTGCTGACAGTTCACACCAACTCCTTGCAGACCTTATAAACCTTTACGAACTAAAAGAGTTTGAGATAACAAACAATTCAATCATAAATAAGCTCAATGGCTCTGACTTCCTATTCAAAGGAATGCACCGCAACGAGCAATCTATCAAGTCTATCGAGGGTATTGATATAGCATGGGTAGAAGAAGCACAATCAGTATCTAAGCTAAGCATTGATGTCCTTACACCTACAGTACGAAAGGAAGGCTCACGGATTATATATACATACAACAGACTCCTTGAAGATGACCCTGTACACCAAAGACTTGTGCTAGAAGGTAGACCAAACACACTTGTTATCAATGTGAACTACGATATTGCAATGAAGTACAAGATGATGCCTGAGATTATTCGTCTTGAAATGGAGGATGATAGGGAGAAGCGACCTGCACTGTATAAACATAAGTGGCTAGGAGAGCCAAATAGTCTTGAAAGAAAGATATACAGAAACTGGGCTATCATTGAATCAATACCTCACGAAGCAAGGCTAGAACGCTATGGACTAGACTTTGGATATTCAAATGACCCAACATCTATTGTTGCTGTTTACTACTACAACGGAGGTTACATCTTAGATGAGATAACCTATCAGAAGGGACTAAGCAATAAACAAATAGGAGACATCTTAAAGAACCACGACACAGCTCTTGTTGTGGCCGACAGTGCAGAGCCTAAGAGTATTGATGAGATAGCAAGTTATGGAATTAGTGTTGTAGGTGCAGTGAAAGGGAGTGATAGTATTGTGCATGGCATTACAGCAATTCAAGCACAGAAAGTATCTCTCACTCAAAGGTCTCAGAACATCATTAGGGAATACAACAACTTCTTTTGGACTACTGACAAGAATGAGAGGATAATCAATGAGCCAGAGGCAGGCTTTGACCATTCAATGGATGCACTACGATATGCTCTTGCATCACTTATCAAGGATGGAACGGGTGATATGGAAGCTGAGAAGGCTGAAAGGCTTATGAGTAGGCTTCGTGGAACTATTAACCAAACTCGCTAATGGATAATCGACCAAAACTAACAGACCCAGCAGAGTTTGCCCTTATTAAGAGCATCTACTTTAAGGATAATAGAAAGGTGTTAGAGGTAGTTGACCCGATAGAACGTAACGAGAGGATGGAAGCCAAGAGTAGGTTCAATAAGAAGAGTTCTCGATAAGTGGATAACTCACTTGACATATTTTTTTATATTTATGTGTGATATTATTATGCTATGTTGACAATCAAATCTGAGCTAGAACAAATTAAGGTTAATTATTCCAAGACTATTGACCTAGTAGAAGGTTTGCCATTCTCCCAAAAGCAAACGATAAGAACGATTGAGTTTTATAACAACTCTAAGTACCTCAACGGACAGAAGGATGAGCTAGGAAGGGAAAAGCCTTTCTTGCAGATACTCAATGCTATCTGTGATGTAGAGAACACCGCTAAGGACTTAGACACTAAGGATATTCAAATAACATCTGATGACGCTAACCACTACCTAGAATCGTGGTTACTATCAAAGGATATATATGTGTGGATGAAGGATACAAACTTCGCCAAGACCCTAAACGATATGAGGGATGTACACACTCGCTATGGCTCACTCCTAGTTAAGAAGGTAATGAAGGATGGTGAACTGACCCTAGGGCTACCAGAGTGGAAGAACCTTATGACCGACCAGAGAAAGATACTCTCAAGACCTATCGTAGAAACTCATTGGATGACAGCTACAGAGATTGCTGAGAAGACTGAGTGGAAGAACATCAAGGCTGTGTTAGAGAAGATGGAGAACTCAGGTACAAACAAGACGGTTCCTGTTTACGAGGTAAGAGGTAGGTTCTCACAAGCCACCTTTAAGGATGCCAACGGAGAGAAGTACAGCGATGCAGACAAGAGCAAGTTCTCATATCAACTCTACTACATAGTAGGTTCTCCAAGTGAAGATGAGGGTAAGGTAGAGAATGACGCATTTGAGGTGATGTACTCAGAGGATAACACCGAGGAAGTATATAAATATCTTGCTCGTAAGCCAAAAGCTGGCAGAGCCTTCGGTGTAGGTGTGATGGAAGAAGGTGAGGAAGCTCAAGTGTGGACAAATGACGCTGTATTGAAGCAATACCGAGCAATGGAGTACACAACTAAGGTTATAGGTCAGACAGCTTCTAAGAAGTTGAAGGGCAGAAACCTACTTACCGAGACAGATGATGGAACTATCCTAGAAACTGAGGAGAACAAACCCATTACAGCTCTCAATCTCCTACCAAGTGGAGGACTCAACCAGTACAGCTTGATTATCAATCAGTGGTACGACCAACTACAGAAGACTACAAGTGCTTATGCCGCACAAAGAGGCGATACACCACCATCAGGAACTCCTTTCAGACTACAAGCAACAGTCCTTCAGCAATCATCCTCGGTGTTCCAAGTCCTACAAGAAGAGTTTGGAATCTTCATCACTGAAATTATGGAAGACTGGGTAATGCCTCATCGTGCAAAGAAGCTCAGTGCAGAACACTTGCTATCCTATGACTTCTCACCAGAGGAGCTAAAAGAGATAGACGCTAAGTTCTCTATACGAGAGGCGAACATGAAAGCAAAAGACATCATTCTTTCAGGTAAAGATATTACAGCAGAGGAATACCAAGTATTTATAGACAATCACGATGAGTTTATCAAACAAACCAAGAGCCAGAGATTTATTAACATTCCTAAAGGTTTCTATAAGAATCTAAAGGCTAAGGTAACAGTAAACATCACAGGTGAGCAGAGAAACAAGGCGGCAACTCTTGAGAGTCTAAACAACATTCTTATCACCTACGCTTCTAACCCTAACCTAGCTAATGACCCTGTAGCTTCACAACTCCTTACAAAGATAATCGAGCTATCAGGTGCTGGCATCAGCCCTGTCCAAATCACATCAGCCATCAATGAGAAGGCCAAGGAAGCACAGGCTCAAATGGCAATGCAACCAACAGGTCAACCACAGGCACCAAATCAGGCTAATCCTATGAGTCTAGCGGCAAACCCTCAATAATATGCAGGACTTTTACTTAAATGAAGGAATGAGAGAGGAGGTAAGACTTTACCTATTAAAGTTCTTAACTGATAAGGCGGTAGAAAAGGTCTTTGCTCAAGAGGACACCAAGGCAATAGCCGAGGCAAGGGATGTAATCGAGGAAGCATTTAATAACCTAGAGATAATCTTTCAAAAGAAGGTAGAAGGTAAGGAGATGTTAAACGGGGCAAGGTAGAGGATTTGAGGGGTGCGTCTCAACAACGCACAGGCTCGCAGGTAAGCACAACCCTGCACTAACCGCTTTGTAGTAAGCATAATCTACTAAACATCAATGGATAACACCAACGAAGACGCTGTGGTCATAAACACAGAGGTTGAGGAAGCTACCAATAGTAACGAAGACAGTATCGAAGAGACTGTAGACCTATCAGATGAATTAGAGAAAGAGCGTCAAGCAAAGTCTCAAATTCTAGCTAGGGCTAAGAAGGCCGAAGCAGAACTAAAAGAACTCAAGGCTAAATCTTCACTTAACAACGACCCACAACTCTCAGATGAACTAAAACTGATTGCCCGTGGTCTATCGGATGAGGAAATCGAGCAGGCTAAAATTATAGCTAAAGGTAAAGGCATAGCCCTTCCCGAAGCGATTAAGGAACCTCTCTTTCTAACCTTCCAAAGCGATTTGAAAGATAAGAAAAGAAAGGAAGATGCCAAACTCGGTGCTTCTAAAGGTTCAGGTGAATCGAAAGACGAATCTGGTATCACATCGAATATGACACGAGACGAACACATGAAAGCATTTAAGAAAGTAATGGGTTAATTAACAAATTAACAACATGGCCGTAGGTACATTCCCAACAGCAACACAGTCCTCAACCACGTTAGCGGAAAGTATTCCGTTAATCTGGGGTGAGAAAATCAACGAGTTCTTCAAATTGAAGCTCTCGATTGCAGAGTTCTTCACAGACCGTTCTTCAGAATTAGCAGATGGAGGTTCAGCACTTTACACTCCAAATCTTACCGAGTTCACAGCAGCAGCTAAAAGCAACGCCACAGCGGTGACTTTGAACAATGCTACTGACACAAAGGTAACTCTTACAGTGAATCAGTGGTTTGAAGTTTCCTTCGCTATCGAAGACAGAGAAGCAGCACAAGTAAAGCACTCTTATTACCTTCAAGAGAGGTATGCTCAGAGTGCTGGTTACACCATGGCAAGAAAGTTAGAAGTAGCACTAGCAGACCTTTTCAAAGGTTTCTCAACAGTAGTTGGTGCTTCTACTACCAACCTAGCCGACAGTGAAATCCGTGCAGCTATCTCAGCCCTCGAATCAGTAGGTATTGACACCCA